AACAAAAACTTCCATCAATTCATCAAGGTCTCCTCCTGTGCTAACAGAGATACCTTTTTCAGAAGCAGTGAGGATGATTTGGTCTTGTGTTTCATTTGGTTCGTGAGCGGGTAGAACAATCTCTGTAATGTTTTTCTTTTCCAGTAACATTCGCAAACCAACTGTTACATCTAAATCATCAGCACCGCCAACAATTAATAATCGTGTCATTTTATGCTCCTAGTATCGTCGAATTGGTTGAACACTTACTTCTTCTTTAGTTAAAAACATTGTGATTCCTAGTGCTAAGAATGAACTAGCGGGAGCAAAGAGTGCTGTTTCTATCCATGGGTAACCAAATAGCCAACAAAACAAAACAGCAAATGGCAAAGCAACAAATCCACGTAGTTTTTTTAAATCGTAGAAGGCTTGAATTGCCTCAGTAAAATATGCAACAGCGAAAGAGATTACGAGTAGTTCTATGAGTAGGTCCATGGGTGTATCTTAGACCTAAATTTCTACGGGGCGAAACTTCCTTCGACACCTGAGTAACTTCTAATACGATAAGGAATATGCCTTGGAATCCAGTTATCTAAGGTTTGGAGCAACCGTGGGATTTTGATATTTTTGTCCGTGTAGTAAAATGACTTTGAAGCATGAGCCGTGCCTGACCAGACAACACCGTAATCAGCAGGCATAGAGCCGTCAAAATACTCTGATGGTGCATAGCCACGTTCTACTTGTGCGTTATCAAGAGTTACGGTTTGCCCAGTCAAAGTTCCAGAAACACTTGCTGTCATTGTAATAGTATCGTTGGGGGAAAAGTCAATAGGGATGTAGACAGTGGTGTAGAACCGTTGCCAATTAGTTGTTAAAGCACAGGATTGAACAGCACTCTCTGCGTCACTGCCTGTTTCGTCAGTAACTCCCAACGTAATGTTTACTGTGCAAGCAGCACTTGCTTTTAGATAGATAGAGAACACATAGTTGTTGTCATCATAAATCTTATACGTTGAAGAGGTTGCACAGGTGGTTGTTGCTAATAGAGCGTTTTGTCCACTAAGTCTAAGTGCTTGTGCTCCTGGAACACCCGTGGGAACATCTGCAACTAGAGTTTTTGAAGAGTTAGTAGTCCATAAGTTTCCATTTGTTTCAAAGGAAGGGTTGCTAATTAGGTTTATTTTTTTAGGCTCTAAAAATATATCTAATCCCCGTGGTTCATCATAATTTGTAACGTCAATTGTTTTTCCAAGTTGAACCATGTCAATGAAATATGTTCCAGTAGTTGTTAAATAAATCCTAATTCCAGCATAAGCAGCACCTGCTGGTGATGTTGCAACCAGAGTAGTTCTTTGAACTTGACCAATTGTTCCTAGTTCAGTTCCTAAAACTCTCGAACCAATTATTTTACCCAGTTCGTCATACCAATACAACGCTGGTTTTAAAGTTCCATTAGCCACTGTTTTTGCGTAAAACGATAGCGTGTAACTTGTAGCAGGGATAACAGGGATACCCTTTGTAATAGGAGCATCGCGACCTAAAGAAATCGCAGTTCCTCCCGCAGCAGTTCCCGTTGCAGAAGTAGGAATCATAGGGGCGTTAACACTTGCATAGGTAAAGGTTGTAGTTGTGGGTACAGTCGTAACAGTAAAGGTTCCGTTGTAGTTTGTATCAACGCCTGCAACAGTGACTGTATCGCCAATTTCTAATCCGTGTGCAACGTTAGTTGTCAACTGAGCCACATCATTAAATCTTTGTTTAAAGGTAACTGTTGGCAAAATGGTTATTACTTTACCTGACCAAATTGTATCAATAGCATTTGTTCCCGTGGCTAAAGTTTGAGTGCTATCTGCTGATAGTGTTCCAGCAGTCGCACTCCAACGACCAAAACCTTCTTTAAAGGTAGCGTCCTGCATATCCAAAAGTAAATTAGGGGACCTTGTTAAGACAGGAGCATAACCACTTAAAGATTCAATGTAATTATTAATGCCTAGTTCGGTTCCTTTTAAAGCAAAAAGTCTTGCAGATTCACGCACTAACTTCTTTTGGTTTTTAAATGCTAAGCCCCGTTCTAGATAAAGCCCATAACTTAAAAACTTATACCCCAAAAATTGCGGGGGAAGTTTAGACTCTCCAAAAGAAGGTTTAATTAAGTCCGCATAGGTAATAATTTGGTCGTAAGTAAACCCAAAAGAGTCTAAGAAATTGTAAAGAAAAGTGTCTTTTTCAACAGGTCCAGTAGGACTTCCATCTTTAGTAGTGAAGATTCTAGGAAGCATATTGTACAAAGAGTCTGTACCATTTAATTTTTTAGGGATTAAGACGTAAGTGGAACCAGCAGCAACCCAAACTTTTGTAGAAGTATAGAGAAAAACCGTGTAGTAGATAAACTGCCCAGAAATTAGACCTTTATAGTAAGTTTCTGAGACGTTATCTTCACCATCAATAATAGAGTTTCGAGAAACTTGCCCACTGATATTTGTAGAAGAAACCTGTTGCCAAACGATTGTTCCATCTTCGGCACTTTCAGGAAAGTTAGAATTATTTCTAACAAGCCTGAATTGGGAAAAATCTCCTTGGGGTAACTGCCAAAATAGTTGTACTTTGTTGTAACTTAAAGCAGAAGCAATGAACGGTGTGACGTTGTAAACAAGACGTGGAGAGTTACCATAGTACGCTCCACGATAAATGGAACCAGCATATTTTGCCACTGGTTCACCTCCTAAACCATCTGAATAGCGAGGTAATCAACAAATAGTGTTATAGGACTTTGTGAATCTGTAATTGCAACGCTCATTACTGCTTCATAACCAAACTGAGTGGTACTCACTGCTTTTGCTGTTGCATAACCGTTTTTAACAGTTGTTCCGTATCGAACTTGTAAAAATACAAGAGGTGTAGAGGTAAAACGTCCCACACCAAAAGTTTTAGTTCCAATAATTAATTGGTCACCAGTAGTTGTTGTAGTGAGGTTGACTGTTCCAGTTTCAATAGCATAAGGAATCTGTCCCGCTCTATTTACACGTCCGTTAAAAGTTTGAACACCAGAAAAAGTGTTGTCAGCAACTTTTGAGGCATAGGAAGTTAAATCGGGTAGGGCAATAGCAAGGGAGTCCCAAGCGTTCCCATTCCAGACGTATACTTCTCTATATGTAGGCATTTTTACTCAGGGTTACTAAACTTTGTGCCGTCGTATTTCATACCAGCAACAACACCGTCTTTTTCTCTATCAAATTCAACTGCTTGTGGTTGACTTAAAAAAATAGCAGCAAGTTTGTCATCGGTTTGAAGTATTTCTGCAACTTCTCCATCAATAACAAAAGCCAAAAATCGTGTGTTATCCGCCATTTTATTCTCCTTCTGTGGTTGTAGGTTCTATAGTAACAGCCCCCCATAGCCCAATGGGGCATGAAGCATGGGCTAATTTTGTTTTTTCTGTCATAAAACAGCCACATTTAGTGCAAGTTTTAGTTAATTTAATCAAATGCTTACACCCAAGGCAGTGGTTAAGTCGATACTGTGCCGTTTCATCGTCTACTCGTTTTACGTTAGGGTTAATTAAATCCCAAGGACGAACAGCATCACCTGGGTTTTTTTCTTTCCATAACTGCCACGGACTTTTTTCACTCATACTATGCTCCTGGTTGTTTTACTTGTATTGAACCAATTGTATTACCTTCTTGGTAATTTGAAGGGTAGCCAAATATACCAAAAGCACTTCCCGCAGGGGAAGTAAAAGAAGAGTAGGAAAGGACTTTAATTTGGTCCGCGTAAGCGTTATCTCTATAAACATTTATTGCTAAATTTGGACCCACTCCAAGAACCCTGAGAGCCTTGAAGTTTTCGCCAATATCAAATTGTTGTTCAACGGTTACAGTTCCATTTACAGATTTAATTAGATAAAGTTGATATGAGTAATTATAGCCAGTAGCGGTTGATAAGGCCTGTGGGCATACTTGACGAGAACCTGTTTGTGCACAGTTTGGATAACCACAGGCAACGTTTACCGTAGAAGTACCCCCTGGGCAAGTTACTACAGTTGTGTAAGTTTGAGGGTTGTACTCTATACATGACCCTGGAACGGTTTGGTAAGCAATGCAACTTTCTACCCAACGTCCAGGTGTAGCCGTACACACTCTTTCTGTAATATAACTTGTTGAACATACTGTATCTCTATCACAACAAACACTTACGTATGTGGTTGTTCCAGGAGAGGTAGTGCAACGAGTAATTCTATCTTCGCGAGTACAGGTTGTAACGCCAGGAGTAGTACGTGCTGATTGGCAGGTTCTAATACAAACATTTTGACAAACTTGTGTTGGTGTAACCACATTAATGCAATCTGGTGTACCTGCAACATACGTTGATGTACACCCAATGCCAACTAATTGGTCAGCACTACGGGTTTTACAAGTTAAAGCATCGGCTGATTGATAAGAAGAGTAACCTCCAGGACAAACTGTTTGCTGACAAATGTTGTCTACAATGCAATAACCTTCATTAACTAGTGCTACTGCACAATAAGTGTAGGTATAAGCAGTTTGGTTATTCCAACCAACTAAGCCCCACCAAGTATTGGATTCTTCACTTCTAAGTATTACGCCAACTCCTGGAACCATTTCATTTGCTGTTAGTTCAAAATCTGTAAGTCCAACGTCAACTATAGCAATTGGATAGGTAGCCTTTGAGGTAGTAATTTGTGCTTTACCATCAAGGATATTCCATGTACCTCTAGGAGCAGTCCATGCTTGTCCTGTAGGGGATGTGCCTAATGTTGCAGCGTTGGTTCTTTCAAAAAAATCTTTAAACTCCGACACAAAAAACTTATACCAAGTACCATCAACATTTACGTAACCTTCTTTAGCCTTTAACCAAGCACCACCAGTTTTAAAATAAGCAGAACCTGAAGAGACGTAATTGTTGGCGACTTTAATCTGAATAGGCATAGTACCTAGACCTACACAGTGTACTTAAGCCAAATATCTCCGTTATTTCCGCCAGTTGGGTCAGAAGTAGACACGGTGATATTACGAAGGCGGGAAGTTAATGCTTGGTCACCAGTGAGTGTTCCACCAGTAATCTGGATAGTTGTGTCTACAGATAAAACTGAAGGGTTTGAATCAGAATCTACCCAGATAGTTCCTTGCGGTAATCCTAACGCTACGCCATCTGGTTGAGTCTGCTGATGAAGAACAGGTTTGATTTCTTGGCTGTTGATGAAAAGTTTTCCATCTTTGTCAACCTTAGTTAGGGTTGTTCCTGCTGCGTTTTCAAAGCGTAGTAAGTCTGCTGTTTGGCTAGTAAATCCCTTTAGTTTCAAAGGAATGATTGCTGCACCATTAGCCTGAATAGTATCTCCACCAGTATTATGTGTGTACTGAGTATGAGAGTCATTGACTACGCCGTATTCAAGATTTGCAATACGGGCTTTTAAAGTTGCCCAAGATGTTGTAGTTTTATCAAGAGTGCCTACCCAACCACCACTTACTTGTGGGTCGGTTCCAATAGTTGCTTGTAGAGCACGAACTTCATCTTGTAGAGCATTAACGTGGTCTGCTAATACAAGGTCGGTAAAGTCAACCTTGGTAGTAAAGCCTTTGACACCTGCGGGATACGAAGCGGGCATAATTATTCTCCTAAACGACTAAGGTCAATTTTGACGCTAAAGAAGGTCTTTGACTCACTAAACAGGCTATGAATGACTGTGACTAATGTTTGCTTTCTGAGTTATTTGAGACTCTAGGGTAGCAATCCGTGTTTGGTGGTCTTTTAAAGCAGCAGCCATGGCTAGTAAGGTGGCAACTAAATCAATCTCTGTAGTCCCATTTGCTGTGCGTTCTGTTTTAAAATAAGGGGTCAATCCTGTTAAAGAAACTGAGTCGGCTAAAACTTTAACATTTACCCGTTTACCCGTTTTGGGTTTTCCAAAGTTACCACTCCAAATTGGGTAACCTGGGTCTCCTCCTTCAAAAGCAACCCACACACCTTCACCTACATCAGGAACTTGTGTTTTAAGGCTTGAGGTTTCTAAAGGCCATGCCCAATTTAATTCTGCATCGCCAAATAATTGAGGAACCTTACACTTTATTCTTCTGTGACCGTCAGTGTCCTTAATGTTTGTAACAACACCTCGGTAAGTTCCTGTGTACTCATTATTCACTATAAGACCTCAAGCACCACATCTGGTTCTGCAAAAGTAAATATCTCATTTGCTAGAGCAGTAATAGATGCTAAACTCGGGGTTCCACCTGTCTTATAAAGAAAACGACATTTAGCAAACTTTACGCCTTCAACAGTTTGTAGAACAGATTCGATGTTTTGAACAGTTAACTCTTGACCAAAATCAACAAAGTTATAAGAGTAGTTCTCAACAATGGTTGCCTTTATAGCCTTCTCAACAACTGTAGCACTAAACTCTGGTTTTCTTGTGTATTGGATATTCATTGTTACAGGAACATACACAGGTTTAAAAATACTTAGAGTTGTTCCAACAAGCATTTTATCCGCTAAAAAGTTTGCAACATCTGTTTTAAGTAAGTTCCACTCAAGAGTTGCTGTTGGTACGGTGGCAATAATTTCAATGCCAGGAGTAGCATCAAAGTCAGAAAAATCACGATAAGGAGCGATGTATAACGTCACCGCAGTAGCAGAAGTTCCAACTGCTGATGCTTTTCCACAGTTTTCTACTGACAAGGCTAGGTTTTCAAAATCATCTAAAGTTACTGCTCTATTTTGAGTACGTAAAAACAACGGAGCAGCAGTACGAATAGCATCATTTGCTTCTGGTTCATTACCGCCAACAGCACCTTTAGTATTGGCTACATCTATCACACCGTTTAAAGCAGAAACCTGTGTTTGTGAAAGTCCAGGAACTCGAGCAATATTAATTAAAGTACCACTTGGAATATTCCCTGAAATACCGCCACCTACAACAAACTTTGCTCTAATTGCTGACTGGTACGTAGGTATTGCTCCTGATACACCGTCTCCAAATAGTACAATTACTTCGTTATCTGAAGTTAAGCGTGTTGTAAATACAGCATCATTTGCACTGTAATCGATTAAGTGGCTTACTCTTTCCCATTTTTTCCAAGCAGTTCCGCCTTGAACGTATACCTCTACACTATTGGTAACAACTGGGAACTCTTCTATAATAAACGTTTGGGATGGCTCAGCGTCAGATGTGCCTAAAAGAACACCATAAACGTCATTTGCTTCAATAGTATTTAACTCACCTTGATAAGCCAAAACCGTTGCTTCACCACGTGCAGAATTAGCAAATGGTGGAACAATAAGGCTATCTGTGGTTGTAAAGGTAACCGTTTCTACAGTGTCATTAGCAATAACCTCCCCAGATACCCGCGTTTCAGCAGGAATGGTGACAGCAGAAGAAGAGTTATTATAAAAAGTCACGTCAACCGAAGCATTTTTATACCCAGAAGGGATATACCCGTAAGTTTCTGCAATTGCTAAAATACTTTCGCGTTGAGTTGCCGTTGCTAAAAAAGACTCATTGGCAATACGGTCAATGTAATAGTTTGCAATATCTCCAAGTTGTGCAAAGGCTTCGGCTAAAACTACTCCAAAGTCACTGTTGTCGGCTCCATTCCATTCAGGAATGCGTTCTTTAATACGAGCGACCAACTCTTCACGAAGGGCTTCGTAATCTCTACTCGTGTAGTCAATTGTTACTGGGATTTCATTAATTGCCATTAGATGTTCTCCTGATACTGAGGTTGTTTGTTGCCAATACTGACAAGAGCAATGACAGTAGTTTCTACCTTATCGTTTGGTAATGAGTAGGTAATTATAACTTTAAGAGACCCATTTGCATCGTCGTTCTCAAAAGAAGTTTCTAAAAGGGCTAACAAAGGAAGGAATGTTATAAAAGCCTGTTGAATCTCAGACTCCATATCCCCTTGGATACCGCTTAATCCGTTCATCCATTGATTAGCAATCTTTGTTCCAAAATTTGGGCGATTAACTCTTTCACCAAACATAGTGCCAATTACAGAGGTAATTCTGTCAGCCCAAATTTTGCTAGGGTCCACAGTACTTGCAATATTACCATAACTATCTAAGCGCATTGGAAAACTTATTGCAGTTTCGTAAGCCATTGTTAACTCCATCTCCCAGTTGAGGTAGTTGCTTTTCCATTAGTAAACAGAATTGTTGGTTTTTTATAAGAAGGCTTATTTTTTGTTGCGGATTGGTTTTTTAACTTAGCCTGTATGTTTACACTTGGTGCATCAGCCTGTGAATTGGTTTGAGCATTTTGCCTAAAATTTTGGTCTTTACCATCACTAAGTAGAGTTCCTTTGCATTGATACACGCCATTAACATTTAGATAGTGTGTAACTTTCTGCACTAACCAATAACCGTCTGCATCTCCCATTACTCCCCTAACCTCTACTAAAGAATTTGGAAGTATTCTTGGGTCACCTTGGCTTTTAAAATTGGCAGGGAGATTAAATCTTGCTTTAGCAGCCTTTGCTTTAGCACTAGATTGGGAAACTTCTGCGGTATTAGAAACCGCTTTAGTTAACTCTTGGTTAAAAATAGGGTCAGGTTTAGACTTTCTGACTTGTTGTTTATTTTTTGGAGATTCCGTACTTGTAAAAGATAACGCTTTAATTGGGTCAACACCCCTGGTAATTTTAAAAGAGTTGTTAGGCAAATCAGGGCTTTCTAAGTATTCTCCGTATAAAGGAGTAAATTTATCTAGCGTTTGCTCTTCAAAACTAGAGAATTTTGGCATAAAGGTTTGCTCTTGGTACAAAATAGGCATACCACCAATTGATTCTGAAACAATTTCGTCTATTGTTCTAAAAAGAAGGGTTTTTTCTTTTATAGAAATAGTGTAGCCACTGTCTTCGGCTAACCTCTGTAAGAATTCCCAATCACTTTCTCCTTGTTGTGTGATTTGAGAGTACCTAACGGGATGACCACTAACTACTGCCTTTAGACCGTTTCTTTTTGCAACGATTGAAACTACCTCACTAATTGTTTTATTTGTTAAAACACCAGACCGTGATTGTTTCATTGGAAAGGTCAACCCCATACAAATAATCTCTACTTCTTTGCTCGATTGAACACCGTGTGTTCTTTGAATTGCATAAACAACCCCGTAAAAAGTTCCTCGTATTTTGTTAGATGTTCTCCAATTAACAATTACTGGGGATTGGGTTTTTAATCCTTTTAACATAGCCAAATTAAAGTTAGTAAATTCTAGAGTAAGAACATCGTGAGCATTAACTTTTTGCTCTAAAGTCATGTTGTCAGCAGAAAACCCAAAGGTTGGATAGTCAGGAAACTGTACAGAGAAAGAGTTATGTTCACGTGAGGAGTACTTTTGATTAGAGGACATGAACTGGAATCCTTAACTGTTGACCTGGAACTAGTTCAAATGGGCTATGGATGTCATCGTTATAATCCATAATAACCCACCAAAGACGAGAGTCACCTAAAAACTTACTTGCCAGCATGTCTAATCTGTCACCGTCTACCCAAGAGTAATAAAATACGCCAGAAACATTGTTAGGAAAAACACGGTAAACACCAACCTCAAAACTTGTTTTTACGGGGTGGTAGCCTTTTAGTAAAAGGCCATCAACGTATCTACTTGATAGAGGAATCATCTTTAATCCTTAACCATTGCATCATGAAATCTTGCCATTGTCAGAACAACAGTGGTTAATGTTGGAACCATATTTTCAGTGAACTGCACATGGTTAACGCTAATGTTTGTTACTCTGGCTAAATAGCGTAGTTTTCTTCCCATGTGAACCTCAACTGCTATACCGTTTAACCAACCAACGTCTCCAGTCGTTATTCCACGTAGGGGGCTTTTGTATCCACCCATGTCACCATTTATGGTTTTAAACAAAAAATCTAAATCGTACATCGTGCCAAAATTTTTAATTAACTTACGGTCTTCTGCTGAAACTACTTCTGGGTAATACTCCAAAGACTTTTCATCAGAGTTAACAGGTGCGTTATTACTTGGTTGTTTAATGGCAAATGTTGCTAACGCATTCATATCTTCAATTCTATTTAAGTAAAGCGTGATTGAAATTGAACTACTAGAAGCAGGGGTAGTTATCATATTTGATTTGTCTTTTCCAGATTCAATAAGTTCTGGAGAAATTCCTGTTATAGAACCATAAGACTGTGTTACAAACTGAGGGTTATAGTGAAACCTAAAACCAAAAGGTATCTTGAATCCACCAACTATTGCTTTAGATTTATCATCTAAAGAGGATAGTGCTGCATCTTGTGCCCTTTTATTTGGCACAATAAATCCCCTATTAGTATCTCCATCCCCAAAAGTACTTAAAGTATCAATTAAACTAGCAGCACTTTTTGGTATTGCTCCTCGAGCAACTAAAGAGTTAGTTGGGTGAGTTTTTGTTCTAAAGTATGCTGATTTCACCATTGGTGCATTAAACCTAATCGTTGCAGGTGGTTTTTTGTCAACAGGTGGTTTGGTATCTTTTTTACCAGTGGCTTTTGCTTTTTTAGCATCTGCTAATGCTTTTTGTACGCGAGCACGATTAACACTATCTTGAACAAAGAAAAGGTTAGCAGTGTTGCTACTTTTTTCTATTTTGTCATACTCATTATTTTTCTGTTTGAGGTTGTCATCAATTTTAGAAATATCAATGAGAGTGTTAGTGTAACTAAGTTTAAGCGATGCAATAAGGGTTGGGTTTGGAGGAGATGCAAGTGAGGCAGTGTTAAAAGCGTTTTGATAGTAGGTTCGTAACGCTGACTGTCTTTTTTTCTCTATTTCCAACAAGTCAATTTGTTTTTTAATACCCTTGAGGGAGTTTGCTCTGTTTTTATCTGCTTGTGCTTTGGCTTCAGCAAGTTTGGCCTTGGTTTGCTCTGCTTTAGCAGCAGTAAGGCCAGCAGCCAAATCACGTTCTGCTTTTGCTTTAAGACCAGGTGTGGTTACTGGTTTAGTCATTTCCCGCCTACCAATCTAAGTAAATTTTCTTTTTCAAGTTGAGTTTTAACAATCTCAACAAGGTTCATAGCCTCGGCATAAGATGCTTGTTGGACACTTACGTTAATTGTTATAGAAGGAGAGACGTTTATTCCAGAGGATGAGGAGAGAGTTGCTACTGAAGGAGACCCACCACCTTGGAACTTGTAAGGATTTTGTCCTGTTTTACCAGTCATCCATGCAGAGTTATTTATTGCTCCTAAAATAGCGTCTGTTGAAGCACCTGATTTTAAAGCGTCTACGATGGCTGTATAGCCACGGTCACCAGCATTTTTTCCAGTCAAGGTTCCAATAGTTGCTGCGTAGCCTTCTTCCCAAGACTTGTAACGCTTTACTCCTACGCTATTCATAGACTCATTGTTACTCATGTCTAACGTAGTATTTAAAGGATTATAGTTTGCAGAGTTTTTCCAGTGTCCGCCTTCATGACGCATCCAAGTAGTTAAAGCATTTATGGAGGCATCGTTAACTGGAGCACCCATTTTTTGAAGAAGACCAGTAGCCCATTCTTTTTCACTACCAGTTCCAAGGATTACCTTTGAACCACCGCTTCCACTGCTACTACTAGCACTACCCAAAAGTTCAGCAGGAAGATGTCCTATGCCACCACTTAGTAAGTCTTGTAAGGATTTAGAGCCAATCATAGAAGATAACTGTTGTCCGTTAGTTGAAGTTGCATTATTGCCACTTGCACCTAAAACTCCCGCTAAACCAGAACCACCTGCTTTGCCTAATTCTTCAGGATTTACAGGGTTATTTTTTCCTTTGCGTACTTCATAGTGCAAGTGAGGACCAGTAACTTTGCCAGTCTCACCGCTTTTTGCAATTAGTTGTCCTTGTGTAACGGTATCCCCGACTTTAACCATTACCTCAGACAAGTGTCCGTACAAAGTTTGATAGCCATTTCCATGGTCAATTTCTACTGTCTTACCGTAGTCTGAACCAGGACTTGTATTTATAACTACTCCGCCTAATGATGCATGAACGGGTGTTCCAACAGCACATGGATAATCTTGACCTGTGTGACTTCCACCAGACCATAAATTTCCTGTAGCACCGTAAGGTGTTCCTACACCGCCGTTAGTAATTGGTGAGGAAGGGGATGCACTTCCTCCACCCATGCTTCCAAAAGATGCACCGAATCCTGGAGTACCACCACCAGAACCAAAGAAACCACCAATGCCACCAATCAGTCCTCCAATAACAGCACCAACACCAGTTCCAAGAACTGGAACAACACTGCCAATTCCAGCACCAACTAAAGCACCAGTGCCAGCACTTGCTGCAACTGAACCAGCACGAGTAACTCCTTGACTTACACCTAGTTTATTTCCTAGTGCTTTTCCACCCTTACCTGTTAAATAGCCTAAACCACCTGCTGCAACTACTACTCCTGCACCTGCTGCACCTGCAGCCATTGCCCCACCCGCAGCAGCAGCACCACCTGCAGCAGCCCCACCTGCAGCAGACATGACCGCACCACCAGCCATCATTGCAATAATTGTTTGTACGCCAGCAAGAATTCCTCCTACGGCAATTCCAATTCCAGCACCAGCACGTGATTCACCCATACCGCCTAAAAATCCAGAGGCTTTTCCAGCAACACTAGCCATATTTTCTAAAGCAGGGTTTACAGTATTAACAATTAAATCGGCTGCTGATTTAAAACCTGCTAAAACAGGTTCTGTATAGGTATTTAAAACTGATGTGTCGGAGGTATTAATACGTAGTTTGTCTACGTTTGGATTTTGTCCGTAACCTAACTTTGATAAGTCAGTCTGTTTTCCTTGCACCCTATCGCGGGAGTACTGCATAAATAAATCTCTTTGGTCTGCTGACATTCCTAAATCAGTAGCAGTTTTTCCAAAGTTGCCTGCTTGAAAACTGGTGTTTAATTCTTCCAAAGTCATCTTGCCTTGGCCTTGAGTTAGGCGACTATACAGTTGACCCATAATTTCATCTTGGCCTCGAGCCTTACCTGTTTTACTATCGTAAGTGCTGATACCCAGGTTGTATAACTTGGATGAAAAATCTCCTTGAGTAAACCCAGACATTGCAACCATAGCATTTTCATTTGCCATGTTCATGTAACGTGCAGCACCACCAACATCTCCAACTAAAGCGTTGTATTGAGCACTACCTGGTGTAATACCTCTTGATGCAGCAATACCCGCAATGTTTGAAGGAGAAAGAGTGCTAGAAACACCACCTGCTAAACCGCTAAAGGTTGCATTCATTATGGCTCTACGGTTCATACCAGAACCAAGAGAGGCTCCATAGTAGTTGGCAGCACTTGCTCCAACTTCAGCAACTCCTGGAACTGCAGCCATTACTCCAGCAGCAATACCAAAGGTTGCTTGTGCAACGCCTTGTGCAACTCCTAATGCTTTTGCTCCACGAGTTGGACTTAATCCATAGCGAGTAGCCTCCATACCTTCTCGCATGGCAATTTCTGCAGTGCTATTTACTGTTTCTTGCCCACCAAAAGTTACACTGCCCATGTGAGGCATTTGGCTACCCATACCAGAACCGATATGGCGGTCACCACCACCTTTGGCAGATTTTGCTTTTCCAGCAACTCCACCCATAGAACCTTCAAGGCGTTTAGTTATTTGCTCAGCAGAGGTCAGGCTTTTGACAATGCTGGATAACAATTCGTCAGTTTGTTTTAACGAATCATTTAATTCTGCCACGTCAACTCCTTAGTAACCTTCTTTAGCAAGTGCTAACCAATTTTTTCGTTCTCTTACTGAAAGTTCTTTTATTTCAGTTAAGGTCCAACCTGGATGCCTTTCCGACAGTGCTAACCATTCAGCCAACAAAATCGGATAATGCGATACTTTAAAAGCGAAACAATATCCCTAAATTAATAGGAGTATTTACCTCACCTTCGCAGTCAGGACAAGGAACTGAAATATCTTCAAAAACTGGTCCAATTGCGTGTTTGTTAATTGCTTCGCCAATTAAGCGTCTGTCACTAATACCTAAGTTTTGAATCTGTCCCTTACCAATAACAGGACGACCATTAATCTTAAGTATGCAGTTTTCAAGAAGAATAGTCGTCAACTCTGACATAGTTTTGTCGGAGTTATTTACTAATTCTTTTTGACAATATCCTGTAGGTAGTGTCACAACTACTTCTCCACACTTAGCGTCTACGATAAAAGTAGGTTCATCTACTAGAGTTCTTACTTTTATGTCTGCGTTTATATCAATTGTAACTGGCTTAAATGCATTGCATCCGCCACAAAAACCCTGTAGTTCTGGGGTATTACCAAAGGTTGCTTTGTAAATACCTAGCATTACGGTGTCTCTGTCGCCAGCCAACATTGCATCTAGTGCTTCTTCGGTTGCAACTTCTTTTCCAATTTTTACGGTTCCACGGCTTAATACTTGTAGAAGAGCCTTTCCAAGATTCTGTGCTCTTGCAATTGACTCTTCATCTTTTCCAGTTAGTTCACGAACCTCAACTGTTGTCACGCTCTCCCCAGCAGCATTTGTATATCCGCCAGGGAGAGTAACGTGAACATCAGAGGGAGGAGTAACTACAACTGACTCTTTTTCTTTTTCAGGTTCTGCCAGTGCTTGTGCAACCATTTGGTTAACAAGGTCTGGATTTTCGGATGCTTTTACGGTTTGAGTAGACATATTATTTTCCTTTGGTTAGTTAGTTACTACGCGTCAACTGCTGGTGCAGAGACAAACTTCTTAGCAGCATCAAATGAAGAGAATGATGTATCAAATCCTTCGTGAACAAGTGTCATTTGTTCAACAAGGAGTGAGTTATCTCCAGCATTAAGGTCTGAGTAAGCAAGTGCTGTAGGCCAGCAGTTGTAGAACTTAAACCTCATTGCAGTTTGTTCTTGTGAACCTGCTGCAACTGTCTCTTGTGAGATTGGGTGTGGGAGAACAGAGATTTCAATATCGCAACGGAAGTTTTGATTGATAGTTCTGTTTCCACCATTTTGAACTGTGTAAAACATGTTCTTCATCCAGTTCCAGCCTTGCTTATTTCCGATTAGTACGCCTCTTTGAAGAGTAACTGGTTGGAAAGAAGTTTGACCAGGAATCTGGTGAACAGTCGTATTGTAGCCACCTTCACGATAAGGAATAGAGTCTGTGGTTACAGCCATTCCTGAAACTGAAGTAAAGCCCATAGTTGCTGTTGATAACTCAGTCAGATTTGTGTCGTTTGAGTTTAGCGGGTAAAAATTAACCAAAAACCTAAAGTTTCTGATTGGGTCAGTCGCAAGACTAGACCTGTTTTTATCTACAAATGCCATTTTTAGTTAGGCTCCTTTTCTTAGTTTAAGGTCTTCTGGCTAAGGTTAATAACCACGAATTCCGCAGGGTACTGCAAGGCCACACCAACTTCGATGCGAACTTCGCCACTAGCGATAGAGGCTGCAGTATTGTTTTCAGCATCGCACTTAATAAAGTACGCGTCTGAAGGAGTATTTCCACGTAATCCTCCTTGATTGCGGTATTCATTTAAGAAGGTGTTAAGGGTTGTATTAATACGACCCCACAACTGCTCATTGTTATTTTCGAATAGCGCAAACTCTGTTAAGTTTTGCAAACTCTTACGGATGTAAATAAGAGAACGACGCATATTTACATACTTGTTTGCTGTTCCATCTTGCTTCAAAGTACGAGCACCCATTACGGATATACCTGCACCTGGAACTTGACGAATTGGGTTTACAGGGAAAGAAGCACCGTTTAAGGAGTCAAGTTCTGTAGTAGTAAAGGACTTCTCTGTAGCAACCACTCCAGCAACATTTGCTGTTAAACCAGCAGGTGCTTTAAATGGGCCAACAGTTGCATCGGTTCTTAAGTACAAACCAGCAACTGCTCCTGCAGGACCTACCTTACGTGTAGCACCTGATGCTACGCCAAGAGGGTCTGCTATTAGAAGTGAAGGATAATAAACTGCGCCATAAGTACCTGCTCCGCCAAGTGAATCAGCAGTAGTAAGTGCTTGTGCAACAGTGCGACCTTCTTTTACTTCTCCAACAAAAAAGTCTTTCTTAGAAAGAACAATATATGCTGAAAGGTTAGCAGCCAATGTTGTAGCAGCACTTTCTGAAAACAGTTCATATATCCCTGGTAACCAGACTACTAGAGGTCTGTCAATTAGGTCTAATGCTCCAGGAACACCTGTTGTGGATGCTTCGTAGTCAGTAGTAACAACAGCGTTTCCGTTGCTTCCACCTGTAAATGGAACAACAGCAGTTGAAGGTGCGTTAACGTTATCGTTTACTGCAGCAGTAAATAACTGTGAAACAGAGTTGATTACTGTTGAGGCATAATTAGTGGATGTTGCAGTTGCAAAATCAAGGTTTTCATACTGTTCTACTAAAACATCATCAGTAACAGATGTGGATGTTCCAATAATTCCTTCTTTATAGATTGCAACTGTGTATGTAGAGGGTACTGAACCACCAGAAATTTGAACACGGTAATTGTTTCCGTCAGTTCCTTTATTTTTAGCAGTCAAGGTAAATACAGTTCCAGAACCAGAAGCACGTGGAACTACACCAGTAGCAGCAACTGCTGATTGACCGATGATTCTTTTAACGTAAAGTTCTCTTCCACCGTTTTGGAAAAAGAGGGAAACAGAAAATGTTGCTGGGAATAGTGAGTTGTACCCACCAAATTGTTTTGTAAACTCGTACCAAGAATTAACTAGAGTTACCTCTGTTGGTCCTTGGGCAAATGGTGCAGCGACCATACCAGCAGCCTGTGCTGTTATGGAGTTAGTGATTGGAGCAGGGAGCAGGACTTCACTGATGTAAATTCCTGGTCTTTTATAAACTGCCATGATTTCTCCTATCTAGGTTGTTGGTAGAGGGTCCGAGTATTAGCGAGATGTTTGTTCGTAGTTGACTCCGATACGTACCTGCCTTGGAGCAGGTTCAGAACCAATGACTTTAACTTTTTGCACCTTATAGAACTCTTCGTACAAATCCTGTGGAATTTCACTTGAAACACGCACAGTAATTGCATTTACAAACAGGCGTTTAGCCTGTTCTACAACATCTCGCTTTGAGACATCGAGAACATCAAGACGACGGACGGTATCGTCATTACCGATTAAAGTCGCATTACGAAACTTTAATCTTGAGTAGAGCAGTTCAGCAAGAATCTGTCTATCATGTCGAGGTTGACGTGAATACGTCGTTACCTGGTAATCAAGGTTTACTGGAATTGGGTAATCAATTTGCCAAGCCTTGTTACTAGGAAAATTTGCAGGCTGTAAATAAGGAGCAGTAATTTTGTCTACTTTTCCTCTGTGTGAGCGAGCACGGTCTTCTAAGATGTCAATTAAATCAATAGTAATAAATGGGTAAGTCTGGTCTCTAAGTTCAACGTCAGGTTGACCAAACCACACCTGCACAGGACGACCAATTTGTTCGTTGTCTGCTCGTTGGTCAGTTACAAGAATGCCCTTGAGTTTCTCTTTGAGCATGTTGTCTTCTTCTAAAAATAAAGGACCTAATGTCATAGCACACCCCTTAAAGAAGTCTTAACGCTTTTTAAAAGAAACTTCTCTGCTTCTTCTGGTCGATTAGAGAAACGACGAATAGCACCAGTTGGTTGACGGTTAGGAGTTCCAAACTCCCAGTTGTCTGCCAAGGGCTTATATTTTGCAGGGATGTTAATACTTAGGTGGTTGTTGGAATAAGAGACTTTAATAGCGTCAGTAATATCAGGGTTCCAACCACTGGCTCGTGTTTCATTACGCAATTCAAGCGTCATGAACTGAGCAGTTTGACGTGCTGCTTTTAAAAATGCTGGTTTGAGTTTAGTTATTTGTCTCACGGCGTGACTTCTTTGAGTTGAAAAGTAGTTTAGTTCCGACATACCCAGCCAAAAGACCAATTACAAAATTATGCTGATTATGCGGTTTAAAACCATACATACCTTTTACGAACTCATCACGCTCACTGGCAGACTGCATCTCAGCAACCTGTTCGTACCATGGTGTAGACATAGAAATCCCCTTAAAGCAGCAGTTAAATCAGCAAGTAAAACAACAAGACCCGCATGGTTCTTGTTAAGACAAGGATAAAGAAAAAGCCCCCAGTCGGGGGCTTAAACTTTATTTCTTTTAAGGATTACATACCCTTTTTACGAGGTAATTGCTTTTGGGTCTTGCCTTTTACGCCAGAGCCTTTTTTCATAGACTTTAACGCTTGGAAGTCTTTACCCTCAATTTTCTTAGGGTTCCCAGCAACTTTAGCAATTTGCTTTTGCTTAGGGGAAAGTTCTTTAGCCATGGTGTTACTTCTTCTTCTTGTCTTTGGCTTTGTCTTTTAGCATAGAGGCTTTTTTCTTGTCATCCATAGCAGAGCCTTTACCCTTGCCATAGCCAGCCTGACCTTTTTTCTTACCGCATCCGCATACAGCACACATGCTCTTACTCGCTTTCTTCTAAGGTAGTAGCAAACCGAAGGAGGTCTTCGGCAGCAATTTTAACAAAAGGCAGGATAGAGTCAAGAGCATCTAACTCAGCCTTTAGGCTTGCTAAAGAAGCAATGATTTGTTCTTTAGAAAGAGCATTATCTTTTACCTGGTCTTTTAAAATTGTTATCTTTGCAGCAAGAGGGCGTATCTCTGCTATTGCTGCAGCGTTGTGCTCATTCTCAGGAAAATTAACTAATCCCTGCACAACTAGTTCTAACTCTAGTTCTAAATTCATTTTTTGCCTTTCTTGGGGGCTGCTACTTTTTTCTTTCCTGAACCTTCAGGAACACAGTTTGGCACTTTTTTTCCGCCTTTGGTCTTCATACCTACTTGAACATATCCCTTCCAACAAGGGTCTGCAGCAACTTTAGTCGCCATTACTTACTCCTAGCGGTGTGTGGATTTTTCTTATGCCACTCTTTTACGCCTTTGACTCCTTGAGCCACAGACTTTATTGAGCCTTTGCTTTTCTGAGTAAGGTTAATCTTATCGTATTTACCCTGCTTTGAGTTTGTGTGCTCTACTATAACCTCACCTTTTTTATTTTTGGTGACCTTATGTGAGATGTGAGCCTTACGACCAGGAACTCCAATAGCAATAGTTACTGGCTTCTCTGGTTTAACGGGTTTCTTCTTTTCAGCCATTACGCAATACCTAAAGTGGTAACCGTTCCTGACGAGCCTCGGTACTTAAGAGCACCAGCCTCCACAAAAAGAATTCCGCCACCCGCTAAATTAGAGGTAGGGGCTGTTCCGTTTTGCATAAGAAGTCTATCTGCGTTGACGTACTGGAAGTAGTCAACAGAACCTGTAGAGCCACCCGTTGCTGAAAGAGCAACTAGGGTTGAACCAGGCTTGTCAAAGACACAGTTAACTATTGAGTAAAACCCGTTGAGTACAACTGGGGCAACGTTAGTCAGTGTTGAGTTTACTAACTGAGAGTTTGCCATAGTAATAACGCTTCCAGCAGCCGTTGTAACAGCATTCGTTGCAGCAGCAACTACCACCGTCTGTACTAGGCTTAAATTTCCAGCAGTTAAAGTTGGGGCAACGGTTGTACCGTTTTTAATAAGGACAGTTGCACCAGCATTATTAACTGTTACAAAGTTGGTAGTGCCACCGTAAATATCTACTAAACCAGTGCCTGTAATGCTTGCAGCATTACAGTCGGTAAAGCGAACAAGGGTGTATAGAGCACTATTGTTTTTTGTAAGAGTTCCTGAAATATCGCAATTTAATACGTTTACGTTTCCTGTACCAGTTGGTGCAGTAATAGTTAGGTTTGTCATTTTTAACCCTGAAATAGTACAACCAGTATTTGTGGTTACAGTTCCAGAAATTAAAGTGTTTCCACCTACAGTTGAAAGGGTAGTTAATACTGTGTATTGAACGGTTATTGAGGGATTTTCGGTATAAGTTCCTGGGTGAATAATAATTGTTTTACGTTGTGCACTCACTAAAGTCAATGCTTTAGTAATGGTAGCAACTGGCTTTAAGAAATCTCCATTACCAAGAGTGTCATTACCATCTACTTGGCTTACGTGGATTTCATAGTCATAACCAGTAAAAAATGCGTTGGCAGTAAGCGCATCAACTCTTGAGTCTAAAGTATTAAGGGCAGCATTAAGTGGAGTATCCCAGTTGTTATCTCCACGCTGGGGAAGATTGAGAGCCAAGTGTTACTCGCTATCTAATTTCGTTGTTAGTTTTGCAAGGGCATCGCCCATTGCTGCTAACTCACGAGCACCTCGCCAAGACTGAGAATCAGCAATGTCGGTTTCTAGAACAATCTTTTGTGCTTCTAAAATTTCACGCTCTTCGCTAGTTACCATATTTTCCTTCTCCATATCCATTAAATCCGTAATACAACTCTTCGTAAGGTATCATTTCTCGCTGACCTTTTAGTGCCAAATGCTGGAATTGAGGGTCATTTACTAACTCTTCTGAGTTAACTTCTGTTAAGTCAACAGTAACTACAGCCCAATTATAGCCAAAATGTCCTCTAGGGTTAATTCGGGATGGGCTAAAAACATTCTTACGATAAACAACTCTGTCTTTTAAATGTGCTGATGGGTCTTCTAATAGGTTAGGTAAAAGTTTTTCAACATCGCCTACGTTAAGAACTAGTCTTAAAGTGTCGACTACGTAGAAGCCTCGCTCATTAAGGTCATTACTTCCTCGAACAATTTGAGCAGTAATAGCAGGAAGACTAAATGGAGGAATCCAACGTCGACCTCCAACGTTACCTGTTCCTACATAACCTGAGTTTGAAACGTCGTAAAGAGGGTCTCTTACAGTGGCAACGTTTTCTTCATACCAATCGTTGTTCCAACGGAACCAATCAACTTCAACACCAACAGGGTGTTGTAAATCTTCTTTGATGCTTTCATACATCCGCTTTTGTTCATACTCAAGGTCAAAGCGACCCTGTAATCTACTTCCCCGCATGAACTCTCCTAAGCAGAATAGAACTCTAAATTACGTTTTAGACGTTCATCATTAGGTTCTATGTTAAGTGCTTCTTGTCCAAATGTCAGGGCATCCTCTTTAAAACCTAAGTGATAAGAAGAAATTGCTGCCATATCGTATGGTGTGTAACCCCATGCTTTAGGGTCTGTTAAGTATTCAAGTGGGCGTTGCTTTATGTCTAAGGCTCTCTTTGCCATTCGAAGGCAAGCATGCCAATCACTGATGCTGTAGTAATACTCAGATAGTTCAACTAAGGCTTCCCTAGATTCAGGGTATTCATCTTGTGCTTTCATTAGCCATTCTTCTTTTTCAGCACCTTCAGAACATCTAGCAATGTAACGCATTGATGCAGCACGCTCTGGTTTCCAAACGGCATTTGGCAACGAAAGATGTCGCTGTAACTCTGCCTTTGCTTTATCGCACATTCCATTGAAGTAATACTCTCTACCTAGGTAGTGTGCATTCCTATCATCGTTTGGACTTTCCGCTACAGCCATTTCTAACAAAGGGAAGTATTGACTTCTAGATTTAGTATTGTCTGGGTAATGATGTATTTCTAGCCCAGTCCAAGATTGAGTCTCTTCCATCCCGTAATTTCGCATAACTTCATGCACAGGGTGTGTCCACCTGTATCCCTTACGTGAATGAATCTTATCTCCACTGTAAGTTAAACCTTCTGAACCATCTGGATTCCAAGACCATGTGTATTTATAACGTGGACGAGTAATCCCTTCAGGGACTTTCTCTAACTCTTCACGCCATCCCGCCACAAAAACTTC